ATACTGATTGCCGATAGCACCATAAGCAGAGTTAAGAGAAATTTTCTTTGCCATCTGAATATTATTACAGCGGGCAATCTCTTTTACCAGTTCTTTATTCTTGGTTTTCTCATACTCTTTCTTTGCCTCAATCATCTTCTTCTTGAAGATGACACGATCTTGATACATCTTCTCCATTAACTCTGGAAGGAATCCACGAATGTCCTTACGGAACATTGCTCCATTAGCACAGACAGCATAATCGCTATACATTTCAAAACTGATTTGTTGATTGAGAATTTTGTCAACAGTCACAGTTGGATGCCTTTCATCTACAAGAGTTTCTGGAGAGATATTATACTGCATGATCAAGTGTGGATACAGACTATTAAGGTCAAAGTTAACAACCCAATCATACTTACCGGGAATTGGTTCTTTTACATAGGCACCAGCATACTTTTCATTCTTCTGAGATTTATTTCTTGGGGGAATCACAATATCTCTTTTTTTAAGATAATTGTAGATAATATTATCCCACATACGAACTTGATAAAACACATCAGCATAATTTACTTTAGCATCATATGCCATCGTAAGTGCCAACTCAATGAGTTTCATTTTATCTTCTAGACGATCAACAAGTTCTACGTCAACGATGTTGTATTCAATAAACTTCTGCCAACCTTGAGTATAGAAATCTTTAAAAGTATCAAACTCAGAGTGATCAAGTTTTTTCTGACCCAGTTCAACCTCAGCAATATAATCAAGGCGATACGATTCCTGTGCTTTATAAGTAAACTTTTTATAAAGATCCAAATAGTCAAGTTGAGTCAAACCACCAACATCAAATGTTGTATGCTTGCGACCATTGATGAATACTTCACCCTCAGTTACAAGTCCCCAGTTAGAAAAACGCTTCATCAGTTTTTCACCAAGAACCCGATTGAGACGCTTGCAAATGTAAGGAATATCGTACAGTTGAATGTTCCATCCAGTTATAACATCAGGAACATCAACCATCCAATAGTTAATAAAGTGATTCAAAAGTTCATACTCACTTGGACAATAATGATAGGTTAAATCACTACGATTATGTTTAAATGGTTTAACTCCCCAAGTAATAATCTTTTTTGTTGTATAGTCTTGAATTGTGATTGCAAGTATTTCTTCCGAACAAGACTCTACATCAGGGAATCCCTCTTCAGAAGCAACCTCAATGTCTAGAGTTACAAGTTTGATTTTACTAATGTCAAACTTGATCTCATCCTCTGGATATTTTTCTGAGATATACTGGTAGATATAACGGTCATTTCCACAAATCTCAAATCCATCAATCTCTTCATACTTTTTATAAAACTCACGACAATCCCTTACAGTTCCGGGATTGATTGGTTCTACTGCTTCTCCACTTAATGTTCTATACTTAGAATCTTTTTTAGTTTTTACAAAGAGAGTTGGGAAGAACTCATCTCTTGTCTCAAATCTTTTACCATCATCTACTCCACGAACCAAAAATTGATTTCCAATCAATTGAACATTAGTGTAAAATCTCATTCTTTAATCAAATCCTCATATTTTTCAAGTAGAGTTGGAGTTGGATCTATAAGAGTAAGAATCTTATCCGAACTCAACATAAATGTATCTTGTTTTGTGTAATCAGAAAGGAAGGGTTCTAGTGTTTTGTCTTTACTAACAACAAAAGGTTTAATTAACTTACAATCCGGTTCTCCAATATCAGCACCAACTTCTTCAATCTGTGTTATCAGAATTAAATTGTTCATTAGTACTAGCACTTTGATCAGTTTCTTGTCCATGACTTAATACATCCTCTACATACATTTCTTTAAGTTTATCTTTTGGTTCTACAATCGTAACAACCCAATCAGAAGGGACAGGAATAATATTGTCAGCAGATAAGGGCATCCATGGATAGAGAGATACCTGAAATGCTGATTTTTGTGTTGCTTCTGTTTCTTCAGTAAGAACCTGAGAATCTCTGATTTTAATTATACACGGTTTGCTGAGAAGATATCCAATAACTCTACGTTCTTCATCTTCACCTACAACCATCTCTTGGATATTAGAAATAATATCTTCGCCAGATTTCAAAAGCAAAAGTTTAATTGTCATTGTTGTCCGATACCTCCATACATTTTAGCAACAAAAAAAGGAGGAGTCAACCTGGATTTTGCCAGGTACTCCTCTTGCGCCGACGATATTCAAAACTATTTATCTCTTTCTTTTAAATTTACAAACTCTTTTTCCGGGAAGCATAGCATATGTTGTCGTGCCTGCCCAACCACATTTCGGTTTTGGTGGTTTTGCATCGGCACCATAATCACCCTTCATTTCTTGAATTATTTGCACGAATTCCTGAAACGATTTCATAAACCTTCTTCTTCTGATGTTCTGGAATAACTCTATTTAGTTTAATAGTGAGTAATCCATCCTCAAAAGAGACATTCTTAACTTCAACATCATCGGATAAAGTCCAAGTACGAGTAAATGCTCTCTTAGCAAGTCCTTGATGTAGATACTCATCGCCAGAATCTTCAACCTTCTTTGCTTCTACAAAGAGTTTATTCCACTCCGTAGTTACTTCAATATCTTCTCGCCTAAATCCAGCAAGAGCAATTTCTAATCTAAAGGTAATACTATCTTCCTTCACTAGGTTATATGGTGGATAGTTAGTATGCGTCTCAAACGCACTATCAAACCTCCTAAACCACTCATCCATTCCAATACTATTTTTTTGAATATCTAACAAATACTTTGCAGTATCTGGTACAGAAAGTGTAACTGAATTTGTTCCGAACATAATAGACCTCCATGAGCGTCTTGATAGTAATGGACCCTTTCGGCATCCATTACTAATTATACAAGATACGAAAAAAAGAGGAAGGGTAAAAACCCAACCTCTTTTTGGGGTGTTCCGACTTTTGTAGAGTGCCGCACGAATGGCACAAAACTATTTATTCGGCGTCTGCAGTCTTACCCTTTTTGCCAATATTATATTTCTGTTCCAGAATCCAATCACCCTTGTCCTTATATGCAAGAACTTTAATTTGATTCAGTGGTGCAATATCATTTACACTGTCAGGTTTTACAACCGTAATCAATCCCCAATCTGCAAGAAGACGAACAATACGATTACGACGCTGGACATCATTCACAGTGAGGTTTGCATGTTTGCCATCCAGAGCAAACAGTTCCTTAAAGTGTACAATATAATATCTACCTTGCTTATGTAGAATATGGCAAGATTGATAGAGTTTTTTCTCCTTACGTGAAGCAACTCCAATACGGGTCAAGGTTTCACGGACTTTAAGGAAATCATCGGGTTCATTGAGAATGACCTCGACCATTTGGTCTTGAGCCCATTCTACTGTAGGTTCTACCGTGGTAGTCATTTGGATCCTCCAATATCAAGTCGTTGTTTAATAAAGTTAAGTTGTTCTTTTGTTAAGATTTTCAGTGCTTGGGATGCCTTCTCATTACTATAACCATAGTATGATTTAACACATTCTAAGTCTGTAACCTTATCCTTTCGGAGCCAGGGAGAAAATCTCTTCTTTTTCCTTAGACTATTTAGATAAAAAGAATATTGCATGTCTTTGTCAAGTTGATGATGCATATTCATTTCATTTGCATACATTAAACAATCTATATGCCCTGATAAACATCTATTAATAATATAAGAAGGATAAGACTTAATATCTTCCGAAAGATCTTCCTTTGTAAAATTAATAGAATTCAACCAGTCTTTCAGTTCCATAACAAATCTTTATTATAATTAAACAGTAAAAGTTCTTTTCTTTCTTTTTGCTCTCGCATATATTCGCCCACAGAACGCATCGTATAAGTCAGATCAAACTCACCTGTCTTCCAGTTCTTGAAACGATCTTTGACTAGTTGATCAGAATTATAACTTATTAGTTGATGCATATAACAAGCATCGCAATCAGCAGCAAACTGATCGTGATCAAATCCTTTGTGCATTGATCCCTTGTTCCCATAGAGATTATCCTTAATATCATAAGGAGGATCGAGATATACAAAAGCACCCATATTTCCATCCAACAAATAGTCGTAGGAATAGTTAGTTATACGCCAGTTTGCAATTAACGCAGAATACGCAGGCAGTTTTTCGATACCCCGCAAACTGAAGTTGGAATTGGATGCTTGTGCAGAAAATGATGAACTCTCTGTGAGACCACTAAAACTACACTTATTGACAATATAGAAAGCCACAGCACGATGAATGCTTGGCAAACTTTGGTCATTGATCTGCCCCTTTGTGTGAAGAAAAAGATCTCTTGCTAGTTCTGGTGTATTGTTTTTAGACTTCAAATCTACCAGTATATCTTTAAGATCAGTTCCAAACATCTGGAGTTGTTGCCAGAAGTTTACAAGAGGTTCATATAAATCATTTACCCAAATATTTAACGAAGGATACTTCTTTGTGATGTAAATTGCAACACTTCCTCCACCAAGAAATGGTTCACGAAACTCTTCATAGTTGCGAAGATCTGGAAAATATTGACCCATCTTTTCACAAGCACGGGACTTACCTCCGGGGTAGCGCAACGGCGTTTTAAGAGATTTCATTTGAATTCACACTCAACCATCAATTCAGTCAAAGCGGCAAGAAGATTTATTTCCTGATCAGCCACGAATGCACATTGGTATTGATACTTAGCAATAACAAGAACAGCAGCGGGAATAGATTGGGGTAGAAGGTGATCAAAAGCGGCGTCATAAACCCTACGAAGTAGATGAGAAGCGTCGTTGTCCAAGTTGCTGACCACCCACTTTCGGACTTCAGAAAAGTTTTTATCTTTGAGATGATTAATGAGATCATTGATTTTTACGTCACTAAAAGTTGCAAGAATACCAGCATTGATTTCTCCACTAGAAGAGTATCGTTGACACTCATTAAGAACTCTTCGCCAGTCTGGAAAGTGTTTGTTGATTAGTTCTGCAATGACTTTGAGATCAAAATTGACACCTTCTGCATCCAAGATTGATTGAAGACGATTGAGAAAGGATACCGCCAGTTGGGCTTTTTCTTTTCCTTTGATTCCAAAGTCAATGACGGCACATCGGGAATGAAGGGGTTCAATGATTTTGTTTTTGTAATTGCAGGTGAAGATGAATCTGCAATTGTTACTAAATTCCTCAATAGACGCCCGTAGGAGGAGTTGAACATCGTTGGTTGTGTTATCTGCCTCATCAATGATGATGACTTTGTGTTTAGCAGTTGACGAAAGTGAGACGGTCGAAGCAAAGTTTTTCGCAGTGTTTCGGACAGTATCAAGGAATCTACCTTCGTCGGATCCATTGATGACATAAACATCTACTCCAAGTTCGTTACAAAGTGCTTTTGCTACTGTTGTCTTACCGCATCCAGCAGGTCCAGCAAGAAGCATATTTGGAATTTCACCTTTATTTAGAAACTCCTGAAAGGTTTTCTTTGTACTTTCAGGAAGAATACAATCTTCGATTGTCTTTGGGCGATACTTTTCAACCCACAAAAATTCATTACGACTCATAATTTATCCCAATAGTTTTTGAACTGAGGTGACGATATAGATTATACCAATAAAACAAACAGATAAACCAAAGAATGCTTTTCCTACTTTATCTGGAACATACTTTGTAAGGAAAGGACCAATTTGACCGCCAATAGCAACGCCTGCCGCAC